AGGGCTTCACTCGGTTTTTGCGGGCCAGCCGCTTTTGCACAAGGGCGATTCGGCGCTTGACTTCGGATTCAAACAGCTGGACCGCGCGCTGGCGATTCTCGTTGAACGCGGGGCGCAAAAACGGCATCGGCTCGCGCTTCTCGGTTCCATACTCGAGGAGGCGCGCGACTTGCGGAGTGACAACCGGCTTTGGCGAGCCTTGGCCGCGCGGCTGCGTCTCGACGTCCTTTGGCTGGTAGCGCTTGCGGCGTACGTACACGCGCTGGCCTTCGCCATTCTGCCCACGGATTCGGTAGCTGCCTTGACGGATGTTTTGCAGCAGGAAGCCGGTTGACTCGTTCTGGCCGTTCTTGTTCGGGCGCCGGATGATCTCGCGGAGATTCTGTTGGACGGCTTCAAGCATTGGCCGCAGCGCCACGCGGAGCCCCTGCCGCACCGGGCCACCAGCCTTGCTCACCACTTCGGGCGGCAGCTCCTGGAGCGTCTGCAGGACGCCCGCGAGGCCCTCAACACGGAACGGCTCACGAGCCATCGGTCACACCCTCGCGCAGCCGGAGCCGCGTCTCGCGCCGGCCGGTGGCGTCGTAGTCGACGGAAAGGATGTCGAAGTTCCGGCCTTCCCACACGACACGCCACGCGGGGTTGACGTACCCGAACCAGCGGCAGTTCACACGCGCGCTCGCTTCGGCCTGCTTCGAATCTGCCGCGTTGAACTCACGCCCGGGGCCGGTGAGGAACTCGGCCGGCACCGAATCAAGCGGGGTGTCGGAATCGAGGTCGACCGTCTCCCACGTGTACGAAACCGCGCCAGTCTCGGAGTCCTGCTCCTCGACTTTCTGCTGGAATTCGACGCGGTGGCGGTAGCGCTGCGCTTCGCTCACACTCCGAGCCCTCGGCGATACGGCATCAGGATGGTTTCGGCGGAAGCGCGCATGCGCGCGGCGTCTTCCGGCTTCGAGGTTTCGTAACCACGCTGCACGAGGTAGAAGATCGCGAGCTTCACCGAGGGGGCGACGGGGTCTTCGCTGCTCGGAACTTCCTCGGAGTAAGGGCCTTCGCTGCTCGAGTCGGCCGGGTATTCCAGCGGGAGCGTGGGCAGGTTCTCGCGATTCAGGAACCGGCACGCCTCATCTTCCGCGCTGTCGATCAGCGTTTGGATGAGCGCATCGTCACCCGAGTGAATGACGCGGAGGAACTGCTTGACCTCCTGGAGCGTGATTTGGCTCATAGGTACCACTCCGCGTGCTGGCCGACCCACTGGCGCAGGATTGAGCCGTCCGGGTCTTTGGTGCCATTAAAACCCGAGCGATGGCCCATGCCAATTCCCCCGCGACCGGGAAGGCCCTTAATGCCAACCACGCGGTTCCCGGTGAACAGCAGCCGGTCACGGTACGCGCGCCACAACTCGATGTCGATGAACTGGCACCCGGGGCGACAGACGCGCCGGAAAGCTTCGATGGCGCCGTCGCGCATCGCAGTGGCGCAGAGGCTCGCGTGCTGCGTGTTGTTGAGCTGCCGAGCTACGCGGCTCGGCACGTTGTAGTAACGCGCTCGGATCTCGCCAACGAGCGTCGCCCGGTCGAGCATCTCGTTGCACGTTTCGAGCCAGTCGCTGGCGTAGTGGTCATCATCCTCGATGATGAGAAGCCGCGCCGAGCGGTGAATCGACTCGAGCCCTGCGAGCAGATTCCGGGCCTGTGTGTTGGCACCCGGACGCCAAAACGGCTCAGGGCGAACGATGTCGAGGGTCCAGCCCTCGCGCTCGAACGTTACCGGCTGCGGCTGCTCGCCGTCGTCCACAATCACCCAACGAACCGGGCCGGCGTAGGTCTGGGCCAGCATCATCCGCTCGAGGAGGGCGAATGCAGCCGGCCGGCAGCCGGTGGCGGTGAGTAGCGTCAGCACCGGGCCACTGCCATGACGTGCATGGGGAGCTTCCGACGGTTCACCGGGCCCTCTCCGTGGTCGTCCAAGACGATCTCGATACCACCCCGGTACTCTGCCCGCACTTCGGCATAGCCGGCCTTCTCGAGCAGCCTCGTGAGGCCGGAGACGGTATATCGCCAGTAGTCGTCCGGGAAGCCATGCTCCGGGAACGCGAACAGCGTCGTGAAGATGGCCAGTCCACCGGGGCGAACGACGCGGCGGATCTCGGGGAGGGCAACCCACGGTTCGGCCACGTGCTCCAGCACTTCACTGCACAGCACGCCCGAGAATCGGCCGGCCCAATCCTGGGGGAGGCTGTGGATGTCGGCGACTTGGTCGACGCCATGCCCGGGCTGCATGTCGATCCCGGTCCACTGGCCACGCGCCAAGTCGCGGTTCACGATCCACCACGTGTTCGGATTTGTCATCCGCGACCCGATCTCTAGGACATCGTCGCCGAGCCCGGACGCGTGCTGCTCGATAAAACCGCGAATCCGGCCGCGTACGCAGTTAGGCGGTAACTTTCGCACCCAATTCCTCCTCGAGGCTCGCGCGGCGGAAGCTGGTTAGAGCCGTGGCACGCGAGCAGTTGACGATGTCGGCCTTTTTACCCCAAACCTGCGCCAAGCGCTGGAAGTGGCCGGCCCACCTGTTCATGGCACCAGCGTTGCCGAGGCCGCGCGGGTGGTCGCCATGCCAGTGTGCCATGCCGTTGGTGCGCTGGCAATCATAACCGAGCATGATGATCTTGGCGCAGCCCCAAGCAGCTGCCAGCGAGACGCAGCCGGCGCCGGAGTTGCCGTGTGGCGACCAATCGCACCCCATCTTGCCGAGGTGGGTGATCTTGTGGCGCTTCGCCATGTTCGAGCTGGAGCACTTCAAGCCCGGAAACTTCTCGCGGACTTCGGCGATGTGCATGTCCCACCACTGAATATCCATGGCAAACAGAACGTCAGCCCATGGGGCGATTCGGTACGTCGTGTTCGCTACGAGGACGAATCGGTGTTCAGGATCTTCTTCTTTCCACGCCCGGACCCGCTCGACGTCTTCGAGGGTGAGGCTTGGCCCGCTGGCGAGACAGACGGCAGTTGCTCCTCGCCAACGGGCGGCTGAGGGTTCGTTTGCAGGACCTTGGTATCGTAGTGCTCCACGAACCCACGCCGCAGGAACTCGCGGGCCTGGGCCTCGGGCAGCTCCACCACTTGCCCTTCGCGCAACCGACCCAGCTTGTCATGCAAGAGGGTACGGGCTTTCACAGTCACTTTCATCGACCGCTCCTAAAGAAAAGCCGCGCCGAGTCACCCCGGCGCGGCTCAGGTTCAGCGAACCACGACCCTTAGGTCGTGGTGTAGTCGCCGTAGTACACGCCGGCCGGGCGGTCGACGCCGAGGGCGAGGCGCTCTTCCGCGCGGATGGTGATCAGGTTCTTCGTGAAGTCGTCGTTCACGTAGCCCATTTCAATCACGGCACCGGCACGCTGGTACAGGACGATCGAGTCCGACGTGCGGGCCACGATGATCTTCCCTTCCTCGAGGTACGGGGTCGGGATGACCGTGAGACCGAACGGGCTGGTCGAAGCCGGCGAGCCCGGGAGGCCGTACAAGTACGTGCCCGAGTTCGTGCCTTCGCGCAGGCGCTCCAGCTTGCCCCAGTCGGCCGGGTTGACGTACACCGTATCGGGCGGGTTGCCAGCGGCCCACATCGTCCACTTGATGCGGTTGATCGCGTCGATCAGGTTGTCGTCCGACTCCGGCGTGTAGGCGGTGAAGTTGCCGCTGTCGGTCAGGCCGCTGATGTTCGGCGAGGTGCCGTTGCCGTTGATCAGCTGGTTGTCGACGCGCTGAGCGAGGCCGTCACGCAGGCGCAGGTCGATGTACGCGACCACGGCCGGGGCATCCGCCATCAGCTGGTTCGAAATCTTGATCCAGTGGGCGACGGTGCGGATGTTGACATCGTACGGCTCGAACGTGATGTCCGATTCCTTCTTCGCCGAGCCTTCCGAAGCTTCGGCCGCCGAGTTCGTCCACGACAGCTCGCGCAGGGCGTTCACGGCGTTGGTGTTCACCGGGATCGTGCGGAGCGAGCCGCGCACCGTCACCGGGACGAACGAGCCGGGGATCATGCCCGGACGCTGGAACGGGAACGTGGTGCCGTCACCGTTGACCACGGTGTTTTTGACTTCGACGCGGGCCGACTTGGTCTGGCCTTCGACGAGCGCCTTGTACTGCTCGGAAGCGATGAACTCCTCGGCAGCCGAGGCCATCTTGCTCTTGGCGCCACCGTGGGTCTTCTCGGCCGCGAACTTCTGGGCGAGATCGCGCAGGTTGTCGTTCAGCTGCTTGAGCTGCTCCGACGTAACACGGGCTTCGTCCTTCGCTTCCTGGGCGACCTTGCCGTTGTCGGCCAGCTGGCCGTGGTAGCGTTCGATGGCCGTATCAACGGCCTTGAGGTGCGCGTCGAGCGCGACCTGCAGAGCTGCGGTGTCCATGGTTTCACCTCGTCTTGATGATGTGGGAGTGAAGCGTGAGCCGTGCGATCAGCTCGGCGGTCTGGTTGCTCGTGTCCAGCGGTTCGGGCACATCATCACGATGGCTCAGGGACTTGACGCGGCTCACGAGCGCCGTTGCGTCGTCCCGACTCAGGCCAGCGGCATCACGCAGCCAGCCCTCGATCTCTTTGAAGCTGCCCAGCTCGTTGATCACGGCCTTCATGCCGGTGATCCGCGCGCCAAGGTCAGCCGGGTCCTCGACGACCGAAATTTCGATCAGGTCGATTTCCTTCAACTCACGGCCACCGTCAGCCTTCTCACGCGCGCTGCGCGCAATGTAGCCGATGCTCATGCCCGAAACGGCGCCGTGCTTCATGGACGCGTAAACGTCCTTCGCCACCGAGTGGCCGGGCGTCAGCTCGCCCTTGACGTAAAGGCCCTTCTCATCTTCGCCCATGTCGGTCCACTTGCCGATGACCGGGCCGAAGTGGTTCCAGCGCATGCGGATCGGGCGATCGCCCGTTTTGCGCTTGATGGTTTTCTTGTACGCGCCCGGGATGATCGTGTCGCCGTAAGCGTCCACGCCGTTGAACATGGACGCGTAGCCCTCGAATCGGCCTTCGCCGTCGAACTTCAACTCGAGCGCGTCGAGCGGGGAAAGCTTGCGGTCCACCGGGTAGCCCCGAAATACGGAAGGGCTCTATGCTCCCATCATAGCACAAACAAGCGTTCGATTCAAGCGGCCGGTCGGGCCGGGGCTTGGCCGGCAAGCGTGATCGGCACCGTGGCCCCCTGAATGAACAGCTGATCGCCCCCGGGCTCGGCCGGAAGCCCTTCCTTGGCGCGGGCCTCGTTGGGCTTCATGACCGCGTTCTGGATACCAACCGCGTAAGCGTCCATTCGCGCTTTGGGGTCCGCGCGCAGGAGCGCCTCGAAGTCGAACGCCAGCTCGAACCGGCCACGCTCCGACCGAGGCAGGAGGGAAATCGAACCCCCCAATTCGAACTTCTCCGCCAGCGGCCGGAGCGTGATCTTGTAAAAGCCGTCAATGATGGCTTGGATGCCGGAACCCCACGTGGTGCCGTTCATGTGATTGATCATGACGGCCGGCACGCCGTACCAGCGGCAAATCTCTTCGATCTGGAACTTGCGGCTTTCGAGGAGTTCGATGTCCTGCGGGCTGAGGCTCACCGGCTCGTACTTGGCGCCGGCCTCCAGCACAAAGAGACGCTGGGCATCGCCCTCGGTCAATCCGTTGAAGTTCTCACGGATCATCGCGCGCTGCGGCTCGGTCAAGATCCGGTCGATCATGAGCACGCCGGAAGGCTTGCCGCCGTTCGCATAGATCTTGCCGACGCTGCGCTCGGCGCCGTTGGCGATGTTCAGCGTGTTGCGCTGGTAGTCGAGCACCGAGAGGCCGACGATGCCGTTCCCCATAAGCTTGAGGTGCCAGATCGACTCACCCGAGAAGACGCGCATATCGCCTTCGTTCGTGTACTCGTGTACAACGGTGCCGTCTTGCAACAGGACCGTCTGCACCTGCGCCGACATGAGCGGCAGCATCGAAATGACCTGCCCTCGCGCGTCACGCTCGAGCGCAACGTAGGCGTTGCCCGTCATCACAAGATTGAGCGCCACCGACTCGAGGAACTCGATCCGGTTCTGGTAGGCGTTGACCTTACCACGGAGCAGCTGCTCGAGCGGGTGATTTACCGCGAGCTGACGCCCCCGGGCCGTGATCTCGTACACGTGGAGCGGCAGGGACCCGATGGTTTCGGCCAGCAGCTTGACACAGGCCCAGACTGCGGACAGCTGCATCGCGCCGTCGAATCCGACCGGCGGGCTCTGCGTGTTGTCGAAGGTCGTCGGGCCGATGGGCTGCAGGCCGAAGTACCGGCCCAGGCCGCCAAAGATCCAGTTGGTAAACGCGCGGAAAAAGTCCATTCAGGCCCTCACAGGGTCAGCAAGCCAAGAGTCGAAGCCCGCGGTATCGTCGAACCGCTGGAGAGCGCGCCCCATCGCCATTATTAGAGCAACTGGACCGTCAATCTTGCAAGCCGAGTCGTTTTCCCGGTCCTTGCGCGGGTAGATGTTTTCCTTCGCGTCAATGCGCGCAACGACGTTGCCCATCATCCAAGTCATGGCCGGATTGCCGTCGTGCCAAAGCGTCCGCGCGTTTACGCGAGCTTCGACCTCTTTCATGGGCTCCGACATGTTGCGTACGGTCTGGTTGAACTCGACCACGGGCAGGCCGTCCTGCATCATGCGGGTGATCAGGTAGTTGGCTTGCCAATCGTCCGCACAGATGTCCTGCAGGTTGACCTGTTTGGCCAGCCGCTTGATGTCCTCTTCAATGAACGCGTAGTCGGTCATCGGGCCCGGAGTCTCGATGATGTGACCCCCGGCCACAAAGTTGCGGTAGCGGTCGCTTTCCAGGACTGCGGCCTCGGGCACGTAGAACTTCGGGATCACGTAGTATTCGCGCCCGCGCTGGAACAGCAGGATGAGCGCCGCGACGTCCTTTTTGCTCGCGAGGTCGATCGACATCCAGCACGGGCACCCGGCCAGCTCCTCGACCGTGATGCTCTGCTTTTGCCGCTGCCACGCTAGCATGTTCATCCAGACCGTACGCGCGCCGACCCACTGATTCAGGTGCTTGGTGCGGAAAGCGTTTTGCTTGGCCGCGCTGCGCTTGGCCTGCTCAAGCTGCTGCAGCAGGAAGTCGGGGAACACCGAAACGCCGTAGTTCGGGTTGGCCTTGATGAGGCTGGCCGGGTCGTCCCACGCGTCTGCTTCATCGATGCTGGCGATGTACGCGAACACCGTTTCGTCGGTGACGGTTCGCTCAAGCACGCGCACGCAGTCACGGCGCATGTCGTAGCACGGGCCGCCCATGTTGCTGCCGGCCGTGGTGATGATGCAGAGCAGCGGCTGCTCACGCGCGCCCATGCCGGTCTGCATCGCGTCGACCATGTGGTCGGTGTCGTGCTCGTGGTACTCGTCGATGAGCGCCGCGTGCGGACTGGAGCCGTCTCCAGGCTTGCCGATCATTGTCTCGAACTTCGACATGTCCGACATCACAAACATCGGGCCCGGGTTGCGCGCGTTGCCAGCCAGCGACAGGCCGAACCGCTCCTGCAGAGCGGGCAGCGAGTGTGCCATCTGCCACGCAGGACGGAAGATCTCGTGGGCCTGCTTCTCACTCGTGGCGCCCGAGTACACCTCGGCGCCGGCCTCGCCATCGGCACAGAACAAGTACAGGCCGCGCGCGGCGATCTTCGCCGACTTGCCGTTCTTACGCGGCACCTCTTCGTACGCCGTGCGGAACCGGCGCAGGCCAGTGACCTTGTGCACCCACCCGAAGATGTTCACCTCGATGAACACCTGCCACGGTTGCATGATGAACTTCTGGCGTTGCGCGGCCCACTTGCCCTTGGTGTGGGGCATCCGCTGCATGAACTTCACAACGCGGTCAGCTTTGGCCTCGTCCAAGCGATACGGGAAGTCTTCGGACTCCGCACGGGTCAAATCGTCGATGAAACGCTGGCACGCGAGCTGTACGAGCTTACCGGTCGGGATCTTGTCACCCAACACGTCGAGCGCGTAGTTGTAGGCGACGAGCGCCGCGCCTTCCATCACAGGTCCTCGAAGCTATCCTCGGGCTTGGTCTGCTCGGGCGCTTTGGGGCGCGCGAGCTTCAACCGACCGAGCGGGGAGCCGCCGAGCTTATCGAGCGCGTGGAACAGCGAACCCAGCCGGGTGCTCGGGAACTGTGCCGGGTTGGCCCGGTATGCCGCGAACTCTTCGGCCGTCACCTCGACAAAGTGCCGGTCAGCCGAGCGCAGGACCTCGGATGGCAGGTAGGTCTGAAACTCAAACCAGATCACCTTCCCTCGCTCGCTCATGTGCTCCGGCGCGTTGCCAAGCGGAGCCTCGGGCTCGACATAGTCGAGGTTATAACGGCTCGGGTTCTTCTTGTCGGCGCCGGTAAGCTTCACCTCTGCCGGCGTGAGGCGGCGGCCGGGTGGCTTGCGGGGCGCTTGGTGGGTGGCGGGCATGTCAAACGGCCGTTTGAAATTTTAATATTAGGGGGTGTGGCGTTGCGAGAAAGACTGGGCGCGCGTGCTCAAATAGAACGCCGAGCGACTTTCGAAATACCCCTTGGGGTCAGAAAGTTGAGTCGGTGCCACATCTGCGTACGGGGTTGCCATCCAAATCACCATCGCCTTGTTCGTCGTCTTCGGCCTCGTCCTCGAGAGCCTGGACCAATAGCAGCATTTGTGTCTGCAGCTGCATCACTTGAGCTTCCAGCATCGCGAGCCGCCGCTCTACCGTGAGTTGAGTTCCCGCATCGTCTTTGCGCTGTGGCACTTGCGGCATAGCGTTTGCAGCTCCTCGTCAGTCACATCGCGATGTGCGTCGTTGTTGATGTGGTCAACCTCGTTGCCCCATGAACCGCACGCGCGGCACTGGTAGCTATCGCGTATGAGAACACGCTGGCGTTGTGCGCGCCAAGCGGGAGCGCTGGTCCTCAAGAATCGGGCACGCTGCCTGTTCGTTCCGGTGTCGTGCTTGGGCGCATTGGCACGCCGGGCCACGTGGGAGGGCGGGAGATCTGGCATGTGTACATCATACCACATGACCCCATCACAAGGGGATGAGCAGCACGCGATGCCTCGCGCGTACGCGTGCGCATGAGCACGTGAGCGTACGCAAGCGTTTCCCACGGGCACGCGCGCAGTTCGGGGATCTGTGTGTATATTGTGTATATCTAGGTTGTTGGAGGTATACACGCCTTCTAGCCCGTCGTGACGCGGGTTTTGGGGTGTTTGTGTATACTGTGTATACCGTGATGGGGGGGATTGTGCCTCTGCAGAGCTTTGCACAAAAATGCGTCGTGAGGTATACACGGTATACACACGATTGGCCCCCCTGTGCCAGCGTACGCGTACGCGCGTTGCAAGAAGCGTGCCAATGCGTCGTGACGCGGGTTTCACGACCAACAAGCGTTTGACCGTGAAACATCAAACGGGCGTTGGGTCTGTGTATACCTGACCCCTTCGAGGTATACACACAACCCATCACGGTATACACACAACGCCGTTTATCCGCCGTTCAGCTTAAACCGCCGAGGGATGGTTTTCCCGGTCTTCAGGGCACTAGCCAGCTCGAGCGCGGGGGGCGGTCCCTGCCACACTGCGATGGCCGCAGCCTCGATCTCGGCCCACTGGTCGTGTCCGAGCATGCCGTCGAGGCGCTTCCACGGCCACAGGAGACGCGCCGAGGGGGTACATAGGTACACATATAGCTTCCCGGTACCGTGCTGCGCTCGGAGACGCATCCAGTTTCTCTGCTGTGGGGTGAAGTACGCGAGGTCGAAGTCGAACCTGTCCGTCGGGCCTGGGAGCTTGGGTAGCTGTTTAAGCTCGATCCAGCCCTCGACCGTGCGCCCGATGCCAAACGATACGTCCGGGATGCCCCGACTGTGTTTGTCCTCGTGCCGTTGTCCGTGCCACATGCCGTTGAGCAGTCGTTGGGTTTCGTCCCAGAGTTCGGCCTCGGTCATTTAACCGCCCCCTTCACCGACGCGAGGGCGGCGAGTGCGTTTTCCAGTGCCACGATTTCGTCGTACACGTAGCGCGCCACCTCGCAGTCGGGACGGACGCGCTCGGAGAGTTTCGTGTTCATTCTTCAATTTCCAGTTTCAGGACGCGCTTTCCGCCGCGCCGAACGGTCAGCAGGGTGACGGCCGGACCGTCGATCCCGGTCCGTGGGTCGATGGCCTGTATATACGCGTGCGATCCTTCCCACCCCATCACGAGCCGGAACCCGTGCTTGTCGAACACGTCGTCGAGGTCCTTTCGCATTTCAGCTGCGCGGAACGCCATATCCATGTGTTCGGGGTTGGCCGGGTCGACCTTGAACCGCTTTTTCAGAATCGCCATCCGGCCTCCCTTGCACCCAGCTCCTGGAGCTCGGCCGCTTCCACTTCATCGAGTTTCAGCATCGCGCTGATTCGCGCCACGAATTGCGGGGTCAGTGCGTACCGGTTTTTCTTGCTCGGCGTGCCGATGACCCGGTCGACGTGCTGCCGTGTCGACTTGATCCGCTTGGCGACTTCCTGGAAGCCGATTCCACGATCCACGAGCATCCGACGAATCGCGTTTCGGCACTCGTATTGCTCCGGGAGCTTCTTCTTGTACACGTAGCCGCGTGATCCGCGTTCCAGTTCCTGCCACGTGACGGCTTGCCGCCCGAGCGTCCGCTGCACGCGACGCAGGCGCGCATTCGCGGAGTTGGGCTTGAGCTTCAAGCGGTCGGCCATCTGCCGGAACGTGTACCGCTGGCCCTCGATTTCGATCAACAGGGTCACGACACCGCCTCGATGAGGTACGCCCGGTGCCCGCTCTCCGCTTTCGTCTCGGTGAGCTTCACTTTGCCGTCTGCCTGCATCTTGCGGGCGTACTTGTTCACGTTTTGGTGAGAAATGTTGCACTCACGCGCCAGATCGCGTGCCATCATCGGGCCGTTTTTCGTGAGAACCTCGAGCATGCGCTTTTCGTTCCAGCCGGGAGCGTTGCTCCACTCGATTTTGGCCTTGGCTCCGGCCGGGGTGAGCTGCCACCCGAGGCCCTGGAACTCGGCGTACCCTTGGTCGGCGAGGTAACGCAAGGCGTATTGCACGCTCGACAGCGTCTCATACAGACCCTTGGCGACCTCCTGTGCGGTGAGGAAGCGCACGCCGTAATGCCGCTTGAGGCGGTTGTACACCGCCCGCACCTTGGTCCGATTGTGCATGGCGTCAGCCCCCGAACTTGTCGTCGGCGTACTCAGCCGTGGCCATGAAAAAGCGCACGCCGAGCCGCAGGCATTTGGCGCGGTACTCTTCGCACCGGGAATCGGCCGCACCCACCCACACGAACGCCGACCCGTGCGGTACGCCATGGAGCGCGTCCGGGTGGTCGATGCGCTGGTAGTGCGCGGCGTTCGGAACGACAGCACGTGCCCGGTGCGGAGCCTGGACCCCGAGCGTTACGGTGGCGGCCGAGCTGAAATACGCCGTCAGTGGGGGCGGGTTCTCGATGTTTTTCAGCACCGCGACGGCATGGCGGAACTCATCACGTTGGGCCTGCTTCTCCTCACCCACGATCCCGCGCAGGAGGTACAGGTACAGGATGGCGTCATCGATGCGCCCTTCGATAGGCTCCGAGCGCTCGCGCTGCACGCCCGCGGCCTCGTCTTTGATGAACGTGCGGATCGCGTCGATGTGCTTCGTGAAGAGCACCAGCCAGATCTGCGGCATGGTGAGCCCGGTCTGCTCGGCCAGTCGGCGGAAGTTGCCGAGCTGGTCGTCGCTCGAGCTGTATTCCTCGCCCTTGCTCTTGGTCAGGGCCACCATCTTGGCGTGGCCGTCGTTCAACAGGTTCAGGAAAGCGTTCTTGTTCATTCGCTTGCGTCCTCGATTTGGGCCCAGCCGCGCTCAACAGCGGACAGGCAGCAGGTTTCACAGATTTTGAGCAGGGCCAGCGCTTGCGAGGGCTGGAGGCTGGCGCGTGTGACGATCTTCTCGACCTTGCTCGCGATGGTGTCGTGCATCGTGTCCCAGACTTCGCGGGCACGCGGCCCCACGCCGTAGAGCGCGAGGTGGTCCATGGCCTCGAGTGTGTCGGCCAGCGTGACGATTTCCACGCACCCGGGAAGCGCGGCCAGCTCGGCGTACTCGCTGTCGATGTTGCGCTCGACCGCTGCGACGACGTCAAAGCCCGCGACGCCCTGGAGCTTATACTTGGCCGGGCTCGGGATGTCGCCCGTTTTCACTTCGTGCTGGTCGTGAATGAAGGCCAACCGCATCACGTTGAGCGTGTGGTTGCTGTTCCAGTCGAAGCGACCCAGCACGCGCAGGATCTCCTCAGCAATGACCGTCACCCGGTACATGTGCTCGGCGATGCTCTGCTCGCGCGCCATCGGGACGATGTGCCAGCGGCGAACGGCACCCGTGCGGAGCTTCTCTTCGAGGGTGAGGGCGTTAGCCATATTTCACATCCGTCGCGGTCTGGTTTTCGCGGGCGAGGGTGAGCGCCCACTGCAGGGCTTCGATCTCCTCGCGGAGCCGGTGCCCGTGGAAGTCACCCGGCACCGGGTGGCGCTTGAGCTGCTCCTGCCGGCTGAAAAGCAAGTCGGCCAGTTTGTCGGTGAGGTAACGCTTGCGTTCGTAGTTCATGGCTCTATTCCTTATGCTGCATGACGCCGAGGGCGTTCACGGCCCACGTGCGGCGGCGGTTGATCTCGAGCTTGTCGAGCACAGCTTGGGCCGGGTCCCAGTGGCCGTGCATGGCCATGAGGTCGAGTATCAAGATCAGAAGATCGGCCCACTCGCCCGGGTCCTCTGGGTCGCGGATCACCTCGCCCAGCTCTCCGAAGAGCTTCATAAAAGCGCTCGAGGGAGTGCGGTTTGGGAAGGCCGAATTGGCCCAGAGGACGACGTGCCCCTGCAGCTTGGCAACGTCCATCACAGCCCCTTGAGCTTGGAGTCGAGCCACCACGCGTCGATGGTTGCGCTGCGCTCGTTGGTCGTGACCATGTCGTATTCAAGAACGTCGTGGTGGGTCGGGCCAAAGCCCACGTGGGTCACGCCGCACAGGTACGGCGCGGCCAGCTCGTCGAGCCTGGAGACGAACCGCGCGGCCGACTCGGCGCTCGGCAGGTAGTTGGCGAAATTCACGAACAGGTGGCGTACGTTATTGCGACGGATCGCCTCGAGCACCTGCGACTCGCTGAACGAGAACAGCCGGCGCGGCAGCTTCGTGACCGTGGTGAGTTCCGGGCTGCGGCCGATGTCGCTCCACTTGATCTCGACTTGGTCCGCGTAGTGCGGGCCCGAGAAGCCGACCTGCTCGCCGGCCTCGTTGTAGCGGTTCGCCACGCGGATGGGGAACGTGCGGAGCGTGCCATAGACCGTGGTCCTGGGAGCCCAGCTCGCAGGTACGCCGCAGTCGGCGAGGATCTGCAGGGTCGAAACGTCGCGGCTCGTCGTGTACGGGTAGAAACCGTGGTACATCGACAGACTGGCGCCCTGTGCGCCTTCGATCAGCACCTCGCGGGCCTTGTAAAGCTCGACGTCGTACTGGTCACGGGTCACGACGAACTGAGCGAGCCACGAACCCTCGAGAGCCACGCCGGCCGTGTTCAGGTTGTCGGGGTCGCGGCGGATGCGCTGGATGGCCGCTTCGCCGACGCCCTTTTTGGTGCTACCGATCTTGGTCATCGGGCCCGCTTCGAGGTCGCGATGGTCCTGGAACACGACGGCCGCGTTCGGGTGGATGACGAGGCGCGCAGTCTGGGCGAAGCCCGCGGCGTTCGCGAAGTCGAGGTAGCGGCGCCACTCGGACTCGAGGAGGACGGGGTCGATGATCGAGCCGGGGCCGAGGAGCACGCGCTCGATGTTCGGGCTGACCAAGCCGTTCGGGGTGGCGATGTTGACCCACTTCGTGCCGTCGCGGTCGATGTAGGTGTGCCCAGCGTTCGGGGCCCACGCGGTGATGATGGTGTCGTAGGCCCGCGTCTCGGCGAGGAAGCCAGCGAGCAGCCCCTTACCGGTAGATCCGAACTGGCAATCGATCACGAGGTCAATGTTCTTGAGCATGGCACACCTCTTCGTAGTTGTCATTGTAGTCAGGCCACAGGCCCTGTTCGACGCCGTCACAATAGCGGCGCTCCATCAACTTGGCATCCTCGAAGTCGAGGCGGCCAATCGTTCCGATTGCGAAGACGACTAGCGCGGCGATGAACAGCCAGCGCGTGACGACCCACAGCTCGGCGGCCCAATCGTCGCGATTCACAACAGCACCTCCTTGGCTGGGCGCAGGCGCCCGAGGAAGGCGGCGTATTTGGCGTCACGCGTGGCGTCCAAATCGAAAACCTCGAACGAGTGCTGACCGCCGTCGTAGAAGTTACACGCCCTGTTGAGGAGTGCCGCATCCGCGTCTGCTTCCTCCTCGGTCGGGTAGAGCCCGACAACGTCCGAGTAGCGGCCACACTCGATACAGCCGATGTCCATGAGCAGGTAACGATTCACAGCAGCACCCCCTTGAGCACGACGATGCCGTGCGCCACGCTGAGCACCGCTAGCGTGAAGAGCAGCACGACCCCCAAAACTTGGCCAGCCTCGTACCAAGACGAGATCCGGAACGCGCCGAGCAGCTGCTTGATCAGCGCGAGCGTCTCCTCGACCGACCAAGCGAAGCCGTCGAGCATGTCCTTGATAGCCTTCATGTGAAGTCCCTCCTGAGGTCGTCCTCGGTCATTCGCAGGATGTCGCGGGTCCTGTAGCGGATCGGGTGGCGCTCGCCCTCCTTCTGCACAGCCCACACGCCGTGGGTGACTTCGAAGGTGAGCGAGAGGCGCATCTTGCGGCACAGGGCCCGGAGTTGGTCGATGGTCATAGTTAGGCGCCCGCTGCGATGAAGCAGCCCTCGAGAATATCCTGAACCTCGCCGCGCTGACCCTCAGGGAACACGCGGCGCACCTCCACGACCCACTGGTTCCAGACCTCCGACCAGCGGGAACCGCACACCTCGAATTCGCCGTACCAGCGACCAGCGAGGATCTGACCGACTTCAAAAGGCGACTTGGTGATCTCAGCGTTCATGTCTCTATGCTCTATGTTGGGGTCCGTAGGGTTATTAGACCACGAACCCCGTAGGCGTACAATACTTCTCTCGATTTCGTTCAGCTCTCGTTTAGGCGGAAGCAACGTACCAATTCGGGCCCCGGCCTTGGTCCGTCACCACCGGAACGCGCAGGTGCACAGCGTCACCCGGGCCAAAGCCGGTCACGATACGGTTGACTTCCTCGCGGATGTCGGCACGTCCGGGAGGGACGCTGGTGTCGAACTCGTCGTGCACGTTGAGCACGAGCCGCGCGCCGCTGCCCTTGATCGACTCGAAATAGTCGTCCAGCTCGCAGATCTTGACCTTGAGCGCATCGGCCGCCGTGCCCTGGAAGATGAGCCCGCCCGCTTTGTGTGTGAACTGGCCGCGCGGAAAGCGAATGCGGCGGCCTAGAGCGGTCATCACAAAGCCGCGCGCCTTAGCTACGCTGGACGCCGTGCGCAAAAGGTCCTGGACCCCGGGAATCGCGGCGTGGTACTTGGCAAAAACGGCCTCAGCTTCCGGGCCGGGTCGCGCCCACACGCGACCGTCGCTGCCGGCCTCGAGCGTGTACGGGAGGCCCATTTCCTGCGCGAGCTTGCCTTTGCCCATGCCGAACACGAGCCCGAGGTTGATCTGCTTCGCGTTCGGATCACCGGCGAAGCGAGGCGAGCGCGGAAGCCCAGTCATTTGCGCCGTCGATGAATGGAAATCCGTGTTCGGATCGGCCGCGTACGCTGCGAGAATCTCGGGGTCTTTCACGTAGTGAGCGAACACGCGGAAGTCCATTTGGGCCCAATCGTTCGCGACCCACTCGTGTCCGTGGTCGGGCAGGAACAGCGAGCGCACAATCTTTGCGATCTGCTTGTCGCGCGCCGGGATCTGCTGCAGGGCCGGCGCGTTGCACGAGAGGCGACCTGTTCCGGTGCCTGCTCCGTTGTCGCTCTTGGTCTGGTTGAAGTTGGCGTGTACAACGCCGTTGTCGTGGTGCCCAAGGATGTGGTTCGCGAGGAAGACGTCGCGCACCTTGATCGACTTCCGCAGCTCGAGGATGCGCGCGGCTGCCGGGTGCTTCATGCGGCGCAGGCAGTCGGCGTCGATCGACGGGCCCCCGGCCTCGGTCTTATCGGCGATGGTGCCGTCGACCAGCTCCCAATACGTACCGCTGCCGTCCGGCGCATCTTTCTCCTGCGGCTTGAACAGTGTGTGGATGGAGCGCGACGGATTCGGATTCACCTCGAAGCCCGCGATGTCGTTAAGCTCCTTCTGTAGCCGCTTCGCGAGCGCGTCGACGTCCTTCTGAGCGCGACGGGCACCGTCGACGTCCACCCGCACGCCCCCGCGCTCCATGCGTACGAGAGCGGCGAGGAGACGCCTCTCGACCGTGTCCACGCGCCCAAGATCCTGGGCCGCGATCTGCTGCTCGAGGTAGTGATGCAGCTTCAAGGTGGCGCGCGTGTCGGCCTTGGCATAGCGGCCGGCCAGCGCCTCCGGGGCACGTGGCAGGTTCTCAATCTGCGCGTTCTTTGTGGCCTTGCCGCCGAACATGTCGGCCAGCTCCTGCCAGATGTCGCCATCCTTGCCGATGCCAACGAACTTTTTCGCCACAAAGTCGAGGCCGTAGTCGGGCAGGTGCTCGTCGATCAGAGCCGCGCGCACCATCGTACACACGACCTGATCCCAACGCAGCCCGATGTTGTGATTCGCGAGGAAGTGGAGATCGAACTTGGCGTTATGGAACGCGACCGTGCGCACGCGTGGTAGCTGGTCGCGCAGCCAGCCCATGACCTCGGGCCGCTTGCGGATGTCGAAGTAGTGATCACCGTCGGCCGTGGAGATCGCCGCGCCGAAAATCTTGTCCGACCAGAACTTGAGGCCGGTCGTTTCCAAGTCCAGCGCGATGGTGTCGTAACGCGTCAAGTCGATCATAGCAGCGGGCACCTGGAGTCGCTGTCGATGAGCACGAGCCGCTCGCGCGTGCGGGTCACGGCCACGTACCAGACGCGGGCCTCGGCGTCGGGGTTGTGCTCCATGTCGGCGAGGGTGCGCGCGGTGACGCCCGTGTGTAGGATAACGTCGTCCGCCTCGCGACCCTTTGCCGCGTGGATCGTGGACAGCGTAACGTGGGCCTGCGCGAACAGGTCGGCGCTGCGGTAAAAGTCGATGAACGCAGGCGGAATCTTGAACGCGCGCGTCCGATCACCACGGCACATGGCCACCAGCCCGCCGAAATCGCGATTGTTGATGAAAGCCGCCGCTCCTGGAGACGCGACAGCGGACATGGCGCGGGCTTCCACTTGCCCGATCTCACCGCCCGCGACCAGCGTTTCGTACGCGCGGATCGCTTCGGCCCACTTGGTGTGGTACAGACCCGGCCGGCCGCCCTCGGTCCGGTAGGCCACGCAGCGCGCGACCAGCTCGTCTTCGATCTCCTTCCGAGCCACGAACGAGCGAGCCAGAATCATGGTTGGCACGCCAGCGCGAATCAGGCCGACTTCGAAGCTCGGGTGATAGTCCACACGCCCCCGGTCGTCGCGCGGCTTGTACTCTTTCTCAACTCGAGCACCAACTGTGCGGATGATCCTGTTTGCCAGCTCGTGCGGCTTCTGCGGCACTCGGTAGGACTGGCCGAGAATCGTGATCTTCGCATTGTAGCGCTCGCAGAAACGCGCCATGCCACCCGGGTCCGCGCCGGCCCATTCAAAGATGGCCTGATCGTCGTCACCCGCAATCGTGAGCAGCCGCAGCTGCGGATTCACGGAAGGGTCGGCCATGCGGTCGATGATCGCCCACTGGAGCGGGCTGAGATCCTGCGCCTCGTCAATGAACAGCGCCTCGGCGCCGTGGTTGAACGGCCGCTCGAGGTACATCTGCAGCATGTCAGTGTAGTCGACCAGCCCGAGCGCCTTTTTCCACGACTCGTACGAATCGACGAAGAATTCGAACTGCGACAGCGTGCCGGGCCTGGAGCTGGCGTCATACTCCTCCTTCAAGCTGCGCATGCGCGCGCGGGCCAGCGACCACAGAGCGTTGAACTGGTCGCCGATCTCCATCTGCTCGAACTGGTCATTGCTGACGCCGGCAAACGGCATGCCGATCTGGTCGCCGAACTTGCGGAGCTTCCACGCATCCACCACGGCCACCGTCGACACCTCGAAGCGGCGGAACATGAGCGCGTGTAGCGTTGAAATCTTGTCGGAGCGCGTCAGGCCCAAGCGCTTGAGCGCCTCTCCGGCTGCGGCTCGCGTGAACGAAAAGAACCCGATCTTGTTCGGGTCGATCTTCGTGACGTCGCGCAGTTGACCCATGCGCTTGATCGTCTCGGTGGTCTTGCCGGTGCCCGGAGGCCCGAAGATGGCGTAAGCTTTGAGTGTCATTCTCTAACCTCTATCGTGGCCCTCCCGAGGCGCTCCTCGGGAGGGATAGCTACATCTACCGCGATCAGAACTCCGGCACGCCTCCACGGCCACCGGAAGCGGGCTCGTCAGCCTGCGAGCGGTCAGCCACCACGCCGCCGCTCTCGATCACGCGGTACAGCTCCTCGGCGCTCTTGTACTGGTTCTCGTCCACGAAGCCGAGCGGCTTGACGGCGATGTTCCAGTAGTCGTCGCCGTTGCTGTTCTTCTCCTGGACCGCGGAGATCTCGTAGCGCTTGGCGAAGCTGTCGTGCTGCGTCAGGCGGATCAGGCTATTCCACTTGCGCGCGGTCTTCATGCGGGACTTCGCCATCGAAACGACGATTTCCTCGAGACGGCCGCCGTCGACGCGGAGACAGAACATGACACCAGTGTCGAGGACCTCGCAGTCCTCGCCATCCTCGAGCTGGCGCCGCGCCTGCTCAGCTTCCAGCTCGGTGGGGAACGAGCCACGGAAGCCGCCGCCCTTCTTGCGGTCCTTCCAGATGAGGTACTCCTTGCGGAACTTCACCGGGATGACCTCGACGGCCGAGCCGTACAGCTCGCGCGTCAAGCTGTTGAACAGCAGCCCTTCCTCGGCGCCGTCGATGTACGCCGGGTCGTTCTTCTTGCGGCACGGGCTCAGGGCCTGGACCAGCTCGAGGCGCGGGATGACGATGTCGTCGGCTCCGACGTCCTCGGTACCGCGTCGCTGGCCGCCGTTGCCCTGCAGGAAGGTCGGAAGATTCTCGTTCTTAACGAGAGCGTTTTCTTTCTTGCTCATGGTTCAGTTTCTCTTTTCTTCGTTCTACCGCAGGGCCGCTGCGGCGCCGGTCTTACGCCTTCGTGATGACCGCGAAGGTGTACGGGGTGACGCGGAAGAACTGCTCCGGGAACGGCTCGCCCGCTTCGATGGCGCGCCGGATCGACGCCTTGAGGGTCGACGCGTTCACCGTCTCGCTGATCAGGTTCGAACGGCCATTGTCACGCAGCCACTCGTACGCCTTCTCCTTCGCCTCGGCCGGGATCGACGCGTAGACGTCGGAGCGCAGGTTGACGCGGCCCACGCCCTCGACCTTGAGCGCCTCGATGCCCTCGTCTTCCATGCGTTTCGGAAGCGCGTTCTTGGCGAGGTAATCGTGCTCCTTGTTCAGAGCGCTGACTTGCTCTTCGAGCGCGTCCTTGGCGCGGCGGATCTCGGCCATGCTGCGCGCGAGTTCGACAGCCGACCGGCCGGCGTATCGCTCGTCAAAGTTCGTGTTCTCTTCGGCGTTGCTGCTCATGCTGCGCCTCCATTGAAGCAGCCACGGACAACGGCCGCAGTAAAACGCATGGCGAGCGAAAACGTGCGCTCGTAGCCGTTGGCGTCGCGCATCTTCCGCTCCGGAGCGCCCGGGATGGCGTCGAGCAGCAGGTGAAAGCCCTCGATCTCGGCTACCTGCTCGTTGTCGCGGCGATTGTAATACTCGCGCGTCGACTCGTGGTCCTTTGCCTTCTTCTCGAGCTGCGCGATCTTCTCGGCCGCGTCGTTCAGCCGGATCTCGAGCATCTGCACGTGCTCCAGCGTCCGGGCGTGCTCCTCGTGGCCCCGCGCCAAAAGGCCAGTCAAACGCTCGACTTCGGACTCAGCAACGACGGCGCGCTGAGCGTACGTGGGTTTCTTTTCTTCGGTCATTTCGCTATTCCTTATCGGTCGAGGTGGACGACGTAGTATTGACGGTCACGGTTGCTCCACCTGAGCAACCGCACATCGCGCCGGTTGAGGCGGCCGAGTGTCATGAAGGCATACGCGGCCACCGTGGGTGAGCCAGCGAAGCACAGAAAGTCGCGCGCAGGATCGAAGTGGGCGAGCTTCGCCTCGATCTCGAGTTGCAACGCGTGGTTGTTCAGCGAGCCCGCGACCGGGGAGAAGTCGTCACGCGTCAAGAAAACGACGTCACCGAACTGCTCGGCCGGCGTGAAGTTGAGCTGCGGCGCTTCCTGAGTCACAAAGACCCGGGGCCGCTGATCGGAAATGCTCGGATTTGTCATGTCTATGCCCTATATGTGGCCCAGAGTACCACGCCTGGAAAGAGTCAGTCAACCACCGCGAGACGCTCGAACGGCACGCGCTCCGCGATACGCTCGCGCACCCACTCGGCGAAATCGCGCTTATCCTGCCCGGCCTTGTACACGTGGAAGTCGACGGTGCCCTCGGTGAGCAGGTCGATGATGTGCACGCCCTCGGTCTTATCGCCACCCGTTCCGCGTTCCTCGCTCTGCAGACGATCCAGTAGCGCGAAGGTCGACGAGTAATAAACGATAGTCTGCGCGCGGCTCATCGTGAGCCCGACGCCACCGGTCTGGGCGTTACCTACGAGGAAGCGCGCGTGGCCGCCCTGGAACTTGACCCGAACGTTTTCGTGCCGCTGCTTTTCGTCGATGTCGCCGTGCACCTCGACCACTTGGTCTTCGCCGTATTTCTCGCGGAGTGCGGCCACAACGCGCCGGATCTCGGGCTTGTAAGCACACCAGACCAGCATGGACCCCGGGCGCTCATCTGCGATCTTGAGCAGCTCGGCGACCTTCGCGGTGGCGTCGTCGATGGGCTTTGTGATGAAGCGCTCCGGGTTGCGAATACCGGACGCTAGCAGCTGCTCGATCTCCTCGGCAGGACGCATCACGGCCAGATGGCCACCAGCGACTTGGTGGAGGCGCTGCATGCGCGCGAGCACCGTATCCAGTACGAGCACGCCGTCCTCGGTCTGCGTGAACTGCTCCTTGACCAACTGCTTGTACACTCGGGCCTGCTCGGTGCCCATCGGTACCGCGCGAATCTCGCGCGTCTTCTCCGGAACGTCAATGGCGTCTGCCTGCCGCACTTGGTAAGTGAACGGAGCGACTAGGTCGAACAGCTCGTCGAGATTGTCGTAGCCGATGATCTCCTTGCCCTCGTATCCGCCCATCACGGCATAGCGGTTGCGGAACGCGTAAAAGTCACCGCACCCGATGATGTCCGGGTCGAGGAACTCGTACTGTGCGTATAGGTCCATCGGGTTTTTGGCCTGGGGCGTGCCCGTCATCGCGATGCGGTACGCGGCCATGCGGCCGAGGTCCCAGCACTTCTTGGTTCGAATCGCGTTGTGAGTCTTGATGTTCTGCGACTCGTCCAGCACGACCAACGGGGAAGCGGTCGCGGTGAGAAAGCGCTTGCAGTAGTCAAACGCCGACCCGGCCGAGAGCGACTCGAATCCGACGAGCAACACCTTGAAATCATGTGGGGTCGTGAGCCACCGCTCGAAGCTCTTTCCCTTGTCGTCCGCACGCAACAGGTGGGCGTCATACGGAATCGTGCCGTCCTCCTGGAACTCGGACAGCCAGTTTCGGCGGCAGTTGATCGGGCACACAAGCAGCATGCCGCGAGTGAGGTCCTCCATGCGCATGGCGCACGCCATGTCGATGACCGCTTTGGTTTTACCGGTGCGCATGTCCATGAAGAGGGCCGCCGACGGCAAGCCGTACACGCTCTCAAACGCGCGCCGCTGAGCGAGCCGGGGCTCACGCTTGAACCGGTACCAGCTCGGGAACGGGCGGCAGTTGTGACGCGTGGTTTTGTTCTCGAGCGCATCGCGAGCCTGCCTCAGGGCCGCGATGGCCTCGAGAGTCCAAACGTGTTTGTAGCCGTGCTGCTCGAGCCAATCCACGTTCACGCGGATCGCGGGCGCCGTCCATGCTTTCTGGCGCGCGTCCCACCTGCGCGAGGGCAGAGTCCGGAATGCGCCGTTCTCAAAGGGCGGGCAGAAAATGACGAAACGGCCGTTCTTGGGGTTGTAGTCGACTTTGGCCATGTCAATACTCCGGGGTGAAGTCGCGCGGCTGGTTGCTCTCTTCCTGGAGCTCGTCCACGGGCAGGTACCATACCGAAATGGTCTGTTTGCCGACGCGAATCCGGGTGTTGTCGACGCGCATGTAGCGGCTAGCCTTGAACCACAAGTCCTTATTCTTGATCGCGTCAGTCTTTGAGCGCTGCAGATGCGCCACAAAGTCGGCGTGGCGGAACATCACAACGCGCCGCTCCTCGTGCAGCTGTACGACGGGCAGGCCACGCTGCAAAACCTCGCGGTCCTTGTGGTCGTCACCCGGGGAGCTGAGGTCGGCCTTGCGGCAAAACTCGTGGAGGCGCATCTTGGTCAGGCCCTCGGGCGTGGCGTCTTCCGGGATCTCGTCAATTTTGACGTTGGCGAACAGATCGGTGAGAATCGCGTCCCACTCGCTGGCCTTGAGCCGCGGCAGCACCACGTGGGTCTTTTCCATCACGACTTTGCGAAACTCGTTGATGTTGCTGAGCTGCTCGATCTGCAGGCCCTCGATCTTGCGGTTCACCTCGCCCTGCATGAGTTCGATGTCGAAGCGCACGGGCTCAGTGTTGTGGTACTTGGTAAGCCCGGTAAACGTCGGCATCGTGGCGCGCGAGGCCATCGCTTCGTATTCGGCCTCACTGATCCCGAACTTGAGCTTGCGGCACGCTTCCCGGTCGCAGACGTCCTTGAACGACGAGCATTTGTAGTTGTACGTGCGGCCCATCGCCGAGCGGATGGTCTTGTCGCGCTCCTTGAAGCTGAGCGGCGCATTCGGCATGAAGCGTACGCTGAGGTCATGCGAAGCTTCGCGCGCGTTGTCCGGGTCACGCTTGCGGCAGAACACGGCCACCTGATACACGCCGTCGTTGCGCTCGCCTTCGATGAAGCCGCCATCCCGGAGCCGGGCCTGGAGGCACGGGGGCATCTGCGAGAGATCCTCGCCGAACAGGCGCTGCACCTCCTGAGCCGTGACCGCGCGCCCCTCGGCGGTGTCGAGGAAGCCGTCGAGGTTAAGCGGCTTGCCGTTAGACACGGCGTAGCGCACCGTGTCGTCGGCGTCGTAATACGGGAGGTTGATCCAGTTGCCGAACGCGCGCTTTCCGTCACTGTCGAGCGCCAAGCGTGACTGCTTCGGGTAAATGCAGTCGACGCCTTCGACTTTCAGACCTTTGGCCCACCGCTTGAGCAGCTCGCGCACGTGTTCAGCCTTGACCGGCTCCGACGCGAACATGTAAAGGTGGACGCCACCCGACTTGGAACGCACCGGCACGAGGGGGAGCGATTGCTCGAGGACCCGCCGCTCGACCTCGACGATGTCGATGTCCTCGGTCTGCCCGTGGTTGTCGATGTCGATAGCGCCCCAAAAGCACGTACCGTCATCGCGAATGGGTACCACACCCACGCCGACCTTGCCAAGCAGGTGGTCATCAAAGTCCTGCGGAGTCGGCTCCCGCTGGTCGGTCACACTCTGCTTGTCCTTCGGCCGGTCAGGGTGCCACCTGCCGACTGACCGCCCGTTGCCCCGGAACAGGGCCATGAATCGCCGTAGTGCTAGCTCGCTCATCCTCAGAGTCTCTATGGGCTATGGGCGGCCATCGTAGCACGCCCGGAAGCGGTGATGCTAGGGCCTCACGTACGCGGGTACGCGCGCGTTTCCCGCATGAGGCTGTGTATACTGTGTAGATCTAGAACTTCTGACCCCATCACACACCAGAGCCCGTCATGACGCGGCTCGTGGTGTGTCTGTGTATACCGTGTATACCGTGATGGGTCGTACGTACGCGTCCCCGGGTATCTACACGCGCCCAACCCATCACACCCATCACACCCATCACAGGGGGGACTCAGACGCCCGGGTACGCTAGCACCCACGCGAGGGCCGATAGGGCCGGCCTTCCGGAGTGCCCGAGAAGGCCCTTCCGTGGCCACGGGAGCGCGCTCCAGGGTCGGGGTGCGGCTGATATAGCTACCCGGGGTCCAGAGACGCTCCGAGAGGCTCCCGCTCGGAATGCCACTCGAGGCCCGTGTGTGTATATCTCCGGGCCTCGAGTGGTGCACACCCATCACAGGGTGCCCAGCTTCCGGTAGTAGCCGCGCAGGCGGTTGCCGAGGTTCATGCGCTGCTGGCCGGGGTTCAGGTGGCCGTACTTCACGAGCAGCTCCGATTCGCTGATGCACAGGAGGTGCGACGCCTTGGCGTACACCTCGGCAAGGGTGGTGCCCTCAAGCATGCGGGCCACCTCGTCGCCGTTGTGCGGCTGCCGCTTGGCCTTGGGTGCTTCCACCTTCACCGGGGCGATGGTGGCGCTGAGGGTCGGGGTGGCCTTGGGTGCCGGCTTCGGGGCCTCGATGCGGTCGACGTCGCCAGCGATCACGGCGACGAGGCCCGGGGTCCACGAAATCTCGCCGTTGCGCACCTTGCGGCGCTTGCCGTCGTGGTCGAGGATCTCGGTCCAGCCGCCCGAGCGGCTTACGATGTCACACTCGCGGCCGTTGAAGTAGCCGATCTTGGGAAGGGTCTTGGTGGTCATGGCTCTATGTCCTATCGTTGGGGTGGGTTACAGCTTGATCCAGCCGCACGCGGCGGCTTCTTCTGGGGTGACGCTGAAAATCAGGGGTTCGCGGTTGCCGACTTCCTGCATCACGACGTAGTCGGGGCCGGCCTTCGTCATACCCTGCGCCTTCGGGAACTGAGCCTTGGCGCGCTTCATCACCTCGGCGAACATCGAGTGGTTCATCGGGTAGGCGGGGACTGCCTTGCGGTTCAGGGTCTTGGCGTCGTTCATGTCGGGCCTCTATTCTCTATCGGAGCGGCCGAATTGCCAGTCCGTAGATGTATTAGACCACAACAGCCCGATTGCCACAATGTATTGCAGCGGTTCGTTCAGAAGCCGTTCAGCTAGAGGGTAATCACCCGGCGCCGCTCGAGGGACTCGAGGCACTTCTGGCAGGAGCCGCGCTTCACCTCGCACGCTTCGAGCTTCTCGCGTGCGGGAACGTCCACCTGCAGGACGCGGTCATCGAACGCGCGCGGGTCTTCCGGATCGATCGGGGCCCACAGCGGCCACTTGGTGTCGCACGGCGTGAGGCACGCAGAATCGCACTGCGCCGGCACGGGGTCCAGGGTCGGCCGCTTCTGGCACGCGGTGAAGCCAGTGCTCAGCGTAACGGCGAGGGTCGCGAGCAGGAACCGGTTCACGGCGCGCTCCTCATGGTGTCGTTGTAGGCGTCTACTCGAGCCCGCCCGGGGCCACAGCTCGGCTCCAGGACTTTGAGCTGTTCCATCACGCGGGCGTAGCTCTCGCGGTCACGCTCCCCACGTGCCGTGATCCCGCGCAGGTCGGCGAGCAGCTCGTCGCGCTCTTTCGCCCGGTCGGCCGCGATCTCGGCACCGATGCGGATGGTCGTATCCTTGGCCGTAATCACTGCTTCGAGGCGCGCTTCGCTCAATCGCTTTTGGCAAGCCAACTCCGCGCGCACCAGACGCGTGGCCATCCACGCGTTCGCTCCGAGTGATGCCGCAACGATAAGCACCGCCGCGATCTTGAGTTGGCCCATCGTGATCATCGACGGTCGCCTTGCTGGTCTTCGAGGTTGCGGAGCCGCGTATCCACCGTCTCGAGCCGCGCGTCCGCTTCGCGGATCGGCAGGTACAGGCCGAAGCGATCCTCAACGCGGGTGATCTGCGCTTGGAGCTGGCGCACCTCAGCGGAGATTTCGGCGACCGACTTCTGCGTGTCGCTGATGGACTTCAAGCCCCAAGCCCCCAGGCCCAAAAGCGCCACCAGAATGGCCGTCTGCAAGTGCCGCTCGACTGATCCCACGATACGCCGCTCCCGGTAGATGGTCATGCCCAGCCACCGCGCCTTTGTTGGACGCGTTCGTAGATCACGTAGCCGGCTGCAACCACGATTATACCAAGGGCGATATACGGAAGCCAATCGCCGAGGCTGTACTTGATATCGCCCACCGCGCGTGCCCCCTCGGCGGCCAGCGTAAGCCCTGCCACGCCGCCAGCCACTCCACCACCACGCACGATCTCCGAGCGCCCGAGAGAGCGCTCCGGGTCGATCTTCTGCGGCATCGCGTCTTCCGGGTCGATCCGCATGCGCTCCAGGGGTTGCGCCGGGATGTCGATCTTCACACGCACCGGCTCAAGGTACAGGGCCGCTTCCGCCGAGCGTCGACGGGTGAGGCCGCGCAGAACCTTTCCGCCCGCCTTGTTCCACAGGCCGAAGGCGCGGGCCGCCGCGTCCGTGTCGCCTCGGTTGTGCGCGCGCAGCACGGTCGACCGACCGAAGGCTGCAAGACCGATGTTAAAGGCCAGCGAGGTCATGGCGGCCAGCTCGTTTTCATTGGCCGGCCGGGTGATCAGGTTGGCCACGCCAGTGGCGAACGCGCCGACCTCGTAGGCCAGCCGCGCATCCGCCGCCTCGCGCGTGATCGTGTCGCCTTCCTTGACGCCTTGCGTGAAGCCGTAACCGATGGTCCAGACACCGGCCGGGCACAGGTAGGCGACGGCGCTGAACCCTTCGAAGTCGCGGATGAGGGCGAGGCCCTTACTATTGATCGTGGCCATTGTCAGAGTGCCGGAGTCTTAACCGTCTGTCGATAAAGGGCGATTCCGATGGTCCCGCTAACGCCACCGACGCCGGCGTAGCCAAGGCCACCCAAGAAAGTTGTTGCGGTGGGCAGGTTGGTCGAAGCAACGGCAGTGAACGTTGAACCCGCGACGACCTCCTTAAGCGTGAACGTTGCAGGCCCACCCGGAGGACACTCGATCTTCACCAAGTAGCCGCGCGAGTTGTTCGTCGTCGGCTTGGCAATGCCGGTGTCAATCTTTGTCGCCGTGCCCGATGCGTCGTTATGGAAGAACTGGACGTTCGTGTCGGCTGCGTCGTAACCCATTCCGACCATACTGGTGATTGTCGATGGGTCAACGTCGGTTGGCGCAGTTCCAGCCGCATACAGCCCCACAAATGCGCGATGGCTGGAATTCGCGGCACCATCATAGATAACGAAGCCGCCAGAGAACACAAAGCCGCCGTTAGCGCTGCTTCCCACGTAGCACTGGCGAGCGCCGACGCGCCAGCCTGCGACTGCGGTTGTCGACGCGACGGTGACGTCCGCGCCGACGCGAGGGAGGCCAGTGGCCGCGTTCGTTGCGTCGATTGCCTGCGCTCGGGCCGCGCCAGTTACGGTCGGCGTTTGCTGGCCGAACACGTTCCACGACGAGGTGTTGTGAAAAGCTCGCATCTCCTGAATGGACTCTAGCCAGTCGTTGTCCGTGGCCCCACCGCCCCCGCCGCCGCCGCTGACATTCACCTCAACGACGCCCGGTGACGTCTCGGTGACGTCCACGCCAGAGCCGGTGAAGTTCACCGTGGTAACGTCGAGCGCGACGTCGACGCCGCCTTCCTGCACGGTGATGGAAGAGCTACCGCCCGGGCCGCCCCCGCCGTAGACTTCCCACGCGGAGCCGTTAAAGATCTTGATCTCACCGGCCACGACCTTGAGCAAGCCCTCATAGGCGGTGAATTCGTACCACGTGCCGCCGCGATAGTAGGCCAGCGATCCTTCCGCGAACGTCGACCACTGCGCACCGGTCGCTGCAGCCGGGATGATGTAGCAATCACCGTCCGTCGAGCTGGAATCGGAAGGCTGCGCCGTGACGCTATCGCTGATGACGTTGGCCACCAGTGCCTCGGATCGAAGCGCGTTTGCGTTTGCCGGCACGCTGTTCTGCAGGGTGCCAGCGACCCATTCGTCAAACGGGATAAGGGAAGTTGCCATCAGACCACCTCAGAGACAGACGGGCCAGCGCCCGTTATTCGGTTCAATTGGGCCACGGAGACGGTCACGGCGGAAGTACCGAGGCCCGAGGCGTCGAAAGCATAAGCCGGCGTTGTGGTGTCGAAGCTGGACACGGTGTCGCCAGTGAACGTCACGCGGTAGCCCTGCCAATTGGTCGAGACAATGGGCGCAATGTCGCTACCGAATCGGTCGCGGCGCGTCCAAGTAGCCGAGATCACGCCGAGGCTGTTCTCCTCAACTACCAAGTCGAGAACGGGCATTTCAATCTGCGAACGGCCGACAAAAGTCACCGTCTGGTCATCCGAGGAGCCCTCGGGAGTCTCACCGAATGAGACGGCGCGGAACGTGAGGCTTTGGCCCAGGAAGGCCGAGCCGAGCTGGACGAATTCGGCGTCTTCCAGGAGCACGACCAGCGCGCCAGCGTCATGCGCCGTGGCGCCGGAGTTGAGGCGGCCACGGATCAGCGGAGAGAGCCGCCAGATTCCGTCGCTTGACGAACTCGAAGAGCTGGACGAGCCGCCGAGTGGCACCGCGTTGCGGTACTGCATGATCTCGGCCGACCCATCGCCGCGCAGGATGGCGATGCCGCCGCGCTCGGATAGCCACTGCGCCTCGGTGTAGCTCGGCAGATCCGGCGCCAGCGTGCCGAAGTCCACCTCCAGAACGTTGGTGGTGTCAGGCGGGCCAACAAGGGCGGAAGTGACGTCACCCATGAGGACACCGATCCTGCAATAACGGCGGATGTTCACCAACTGCGTGAACGTAGCGCCGCCGTCCGTGCTGATTTGCACCTGCGCCCCAGACCACCCGGTCGAAGCGCCGGAGACGGCAAAGTACATTCCGAGCTGGTCATTGGTGTCTACGAGCGCCGGGATGTCCATCACGGCCAGCGTCGACGGGCCGGCAAAGCTGCTAGGCGGCCGGGTCGGTGGGCGCAGTGCGGGCCCAGTCACTGAGCTGGTGTAGGAGCTGACTCGGTCTGAAAGCGCCGTGATGTTGAGCCGCCCCGATTGACGCTCGATCTTGGTGATGCGGAGCCGGCGCGAGAAGTCGCGCAGATCGAGCTGCACGATGTCGGTCGGGGTCAGCCGGAGGAAGTCGTCACCAACGGTGAACTGAACCTCGCCGTCCGCCTCGGTCCAAGTGGTCTTGAGTAGCTTGTCTGCGGTCTGCGCGGCTTCGTCGCTGCTCAGCACCACGGGTGCTTCGAGCGACACCTCGCCAACAACGCGAACGTCGGCGGATGAGCGCGCAGCCGTCGCCTTCGCTGGCGCGTACCCAATCTCCGAGTTCTGGTAGTCAAGGTGCAGCTTGCGCGGGAACTCGAAAGCCTGCCCGCGCTTTTGCGACTCCGGAGCCTCTACAAGATCGTCTTCCGTCACCGTGGCGGCCGGCGACCCGCCGCGCAGTACCATGATGACTTTCCCGTCCTGCTCGACCGGGTCGAAAAAGTAGACGCGGCGCAGCGCATCGATGGCGTCTCCGCCGTTGTACAGGCCAGCCAAGACAAGCCCGCTGACTTCAATGCCGGAAAGCTGACTGGCATCGACCAACGACAAATCGAGGCCGCAGCGGCTCGCAATATCGAGAACGATAGCCTCTAGGGTCGGGGTTCCACAGACGCTGCTACTCATAAGGTCAACCCCACGGAAGCAACGCCGGCAGACTCTGGCGAGCTGGTCCCCTGTCGATCCCAATCGGTCGGAGCAATCGATCCGATGTCGGGCACAACGTCAAAGCATGCGTAGATTCGCGCGTTGCTTCCGGACAGTGTCTGCTGCCCGCTTTGGAACGGGTAGTCGCCAGCCGTCCCGCTGAGCCGGCACTGGAAAAACGCAAACTGGACGATGAAGTTTCCGGCGTAGCTGAAAGTCAGTTCCGTCGTTGTGTCGGTCGGAGTGGCCGCTGAGTCGACGTCGAGCGGGACGGCATCGGTGATGGCCGCGCCCTCGATTGAATAGATGAGGAACTTTCCGCTCTGCGTGGTCAATCCGCCATTGTCAAGCACGAGCGGGATTCCGCTGAAAGCATCGTCGGTGCTGAGAACGATAGCAAAGGCTCGGCCATAAGCGCCGGCTCCGGCGTTGCCGAAGTCGAGTTCGATGTATTCGCTAGCCGCAGGAATCCAGGCCTCAGATATTCCTACCGTCTCCGACAGGCCGCACACAACCACCAAGTCACCCGGCTGGGTCCCTGACGGAACCGGCAGATCAACGGTGATTGAGGGCCCAATCTCGTGGGTCATAAATCGAACAACCGACGGGATCTCGGACGACTCGCTATCCGGCCCAATCTGCGCCAAGCAGCCGTTCACCTCAAACCGGAACTGCGGAATGGAGCCGCGCCGGTCGGTAAGGTTCTTTTCCTTGAAGACGATGTAAGCCGTGCCACGGTGTGCCGGCGTGTTGCCGACGCCGTGGATGGTTTCCAAATCCGGATCGGGGAGTTGGGTTTCGCTCCCAAGGTAAAGTGTGAAGCCTTGCGCGTAGCGCGTGGAATCGTCCAAGATCTCGGACTCCGGGCGGACGTCGTAGACCAGCCGCTCATCCTCCCAGATGCGAGAGATGCCGTCGATCTCGCCTTCGCAAATGCGGATGGCGAAAGTCATGAACAGCGACTCGTTCTCGACAACCGGGCCGCCGCCTTTGCCCTGCCGCTCTTCGGTAATCACCTTGTTGAGCGGGCCACGGTCGATCAAGTTGCCCATCACGGCAACTGTTCCGTAGACGATGCTGCGCGGGGCGCCTTCCTGCGAAGTCTGCAGGTTTACGTCACCGACACGCGGGCCCTTGATACGCTGAGGGTCAACCGCGTTGCCGATTACCGAGCCGATGGCGTAGCCAAGCTGCGGTGCGCCAAAAAATGACCCGACGACGGCCCCTGCCAGTGGTAGTACGGTGCGGGCCATTAGGATTCACGCCTGTGGACAGCTACAATTCTACCATACCAAGTGCTATCAAGACGATGCTCCACCACGCGGCCGGCTGTTCCGTAAGCATGAATGAGGCTCAGGCCGCCGTACACGTAGTCGCCCACAATGCCGATATGGTGCGGGTCGCGGTCGAAGCGAAAAATGAGCACATCACCGACTCGCGGGGCGCGGTCCAGGGCTGGACCCAGGGCCGCCTCTACAGCGCGCTCCAGGCCGTTTTTGTGCGGCTCGCGCCCGTATATGCGGATGTCAGGAAGATCGGTCCCCAAGTCCTTGTATGCGATCAGGGCGAGGCCGGCGCAGTCCAGGCCAACCGGCGTGCGCCCGCGATGGCGAAACGGGACCCCGAGGTAGCGACGGGCCGCCGCTACCAGTGGGTTCACGGCACCACCTGTTGAACGTTCCACGTGACGTTGTCGAACTCAATAGTCGCCGTGACCGGGATCGCGATCCCTTGGGTGACGATGAGCGAGAGGCGCATGTAGCCGCCGCCCTGACCAAAGGTGGTCACTCGGGTTGGGGTTGCGTTGACTCCGGAGAACGTCACGAACTGCGACACCGTGTTCCCGAGGCTGATCGTGCAAGCCTCATCTTGGAACAGCTCCAACATCACGCCGGCCTGCAGGACTGCGCCGCCGCCAGTGTGCGCCGTGCACCGGATCTGGCCATCGCACACAAACAGCTGGTCAGGGGTGAGAGGAACAGCCGCGTTCCTGAAGCGGTCCTGCGCGCCACCCGGATCGCCCGTCCAGCGGCACAGCCACGAACCGAACATGCCGGAGTCGTTGGTGATGACGTAGCCCGGAGACGGTGGCGAGGCGCGGCTCACCACGGCCCAGCCGGTGTTACCAGCCTCAAAGTCACCATTCACCAGCGTGGCCGGCGTCGTGGCGGCGGGCGGGTCGTTCTGTTGTGCGGCGTCTGTGGCTTCCTGCGCGGAATCGACCAGAATCCCCGTTCCTGATTCAGCGCCCGGCGTGGACGTCGATCCAGCGTCACCGGTCGGGATGAACGGCTCGCCCCGGAAGTTCAGTCGGTTGTTGTATGTGAAGCACGAACTCGGACCACTCCATTGCTTGGTGCAGTCCGGGCGGATGCGGCCAGTGTCGCCCTCGACAATCGGAAACGCCGTGGGGAAAGACAGGGTGACGATGCCCGTCGTTGAATCGTAGGAGGACACCTCGTATTGGCGGCCGGCATTCGCGCCAGTCAACCACTCAACAAGACCCGGAGCGAAGTTCCCGCCGACGATGCCGCCGAGCGAAAACACCAAGTCAGACTCGACGCCGATCTGCGACACCTCGAAGTCGGCCCACAGGCCATCGACCACGACGCCGCACGGGAAGCGTTCGATCTTGGGAGCGGTCGACGCATCCGAACTATCGGCCGATTGGCTGCCGAAGGTGGCGCGGCAGGTCAAGCTGTCACGCTCAACGATGCTTTGCCGGAACTGCTGGAACAAGCTTCGAAGCTCGCCCATGAAAGCGAGGCCGTCGATTGTCTTCATTTCGCCGAGCGTGCCGGTCGACAGAATCGCGTGGCCCTGAGTCAAATCCTCGTAGTTGACCAGCATCAGCTTGTAGCGCGCGTAATCGTAGACGCCAGCGTTGATGTCGGCCTCAGTGAGCTGCGGGACGTCAAACTCTGGAAACAGACTCTTTGATTCCGCGTTGTCGACCGCAAAGTCGGCCGTGGCCACGTAGGCCGATGCCGTGAATCCGACCGGGGCGAGATATGTGACTTCGCCGTCCCCGTCGTCGTAATCGACGTTGCGGTCCAAGTCAGTCAGGCCAATGACGCTGTAGCCCGGCCGCACTGGCTCAATCCGCAGGATGCCGCAGGTGGTCGTCGCGCCCGTGTCTAGATGCGCCTGCAGTGAGATCGGGATGGTGCGGCTCATGCGCTTGATTCGTCCTCATCGGGCGGGGCGATCTCAAGTAGTGAGACGCTGCCGTTGACCGCGTCCACATTGTCGATGCTGAAAGGCAGGTCGTCGGTGGCGAAGCGAACCCAAATGTCGAACTCGCCAGTCCAGCGCAAGACCGCGTTGTTGGCCGGCGCAGAGTCGAAGGTGACCTTACCAGTGCGCGTGTTGACCGCAAACGCAGACGTTGGCGTGCCGTTGACCGTGATAACCGGGACAGCGACCAGTGCAAACACCTCGCGCGTATAGCTCACGCCGTCGAGCGTCGTAATTTTGGAAAGCTGGAAGTCGCGGCGCGTGCCGTTGCCAGTACCGAATTGCTCGTTATCGGCCTGGAAATCCAGCTCGTCGCGAAACCGGAAGGCGTTCAGCATGCCACGGCACACCAAGTGCATCTGCTTGATGTTCTGGTATGCCACCTTGCTGATATTGTTGAACGGCGCGGTGTATTTGTGGCGCACGCGCGCCCATTCGGCATTGCGCCGCTCGCGCCCGCTTTTCAGCTCGACGATCTGCGTCTTGAATGTCGGACCGCCTTCCCAGCCGTAGCCGGGGCACGGCTGCAGGTATGCATCGAGATAGGCCATTAGCCGGTCCTCGCAAGTGCGCGCTGAGAGGTGCGACCGACGTCGGCAGCCAACTGCTGCCGGCTGCGCATATCGACCTGCCCTTCGACGCTGATGTTGATGGTAGTGCCGCCGCGACCCATGCCACGCACCTCGGCGTTGTTGGCGATGCGGCCGGCCGTCTGCGGGACGAACAGCTCGGGACCATTCTCGCCGACGAGGTAAGGCGTGCCGCCCGAAACCGGGCCGCCGCCAGCGAGGCCGCCACCAAAGAACGAACCAAACAAGCTCGAGAGGCCGCCGCCGAACATGCCGCCGCCGTTCTGCCCGAAGCCGCCGAACAGCGATTCGGTGAAGTTCTGCGAGACCATGCGCGTGATGTTGGCGAGAACGTCATCCACAAACGAGCGGAACGCGTCTTTTGCCGACATCGATCCGCTGATGAAGCCTTCGAAGGCGTTCGCGGCCGAGTCACGCATACCGTCCATCGCCTGCGTGATCTCGCGCTGCCGTTCCATTTCAGCGTTCAACGCGCGCAGCTCGTCGCCGTACTTGCGCACCGCTTCGGCACTGAACCCGCGCAGCTGGATGGCGGTCTGAGCCTCAACGTTGCTCATCTTCATGAGGTCGAGTTCGAACTGCGCATCGGACAGCATCCGCTCGGCGTCCATCATTTCAGCCTGCCGCGCTTCGCGCTCCTCTTCCTTCAAGCGCTTGCGGGCTTCGCGCTCGGCGTCGATGGATTCCGCGAGTCGGCGCTTGGCATCGGCGCGCGCGGTGTCAGTCTTAGCTTCGTTGGCGCGGCGCGTGGACCCACGACCACGACTCGTGTCGGGATCTTCCTCTTCCGGATCTGGTAGCGTCGAACCCTGGGAAACCCCACCCGACCCATCGAACGCAACCATGGCGTCAGCCGTGCGGCGGTCAATCGCGCTGAGTTCCGCGTTCAGGGCGATGGCCTCGCGTACGACCGTCCGGGAGCCGCTCTGGAAGCCCGCGAAGACCGTTTCGATCTCCTGCCCCCACTTACGCGCGGCATCGATGGGCCCGAGTTCGAAAGTGTCCGAGAGCACCTTTCCGAACGTCATGAACTTACGCAGCGGCTGACCGATAACCTTGTCCAACTCGGTGAATACGGTCATGAGGGAAGCAGCAGCCACGCCGACCTTTTGAACCGCACCCTGAAATAGCAAGAAGCCTTTCCCGGCCGCGCTCATTAAGCGGTTGATCGTGGGCAGCGCCACAAGCAGCGTGTTGTTGAAGATCGCCGTGAGGCGGTCGAGCTGGTCGTTAAGCTTGCCAGCCTCTTCGGCCGTGTTGTTGCCGATGGTAGCGCCGAGCGCATCGGCTTCCTGCTCCATCTGCCGGATGCCCTCGGAGCCACGATTCAGCAGCGGGATCATGGTCGAGCCAAGCTTCGCGCCGAACAAGTCGGCCGCGATTCGTGACTGCTCCACGCCCTCGGGCATTTCCTGGAAAGCGTCGGCCAAATCGCGGATCAGCTCGCTCGTGCTCCGATATGTGCCGTCCGACTTGCGCGTTTCGATCCCAAGCCGGCCGAACAGCTCCTCGTTCTTCTCGAGGCGGGTACCAAGGTTGCGATGGGCCGTAGCGAGCTGGTCAATTTCAATACCACTCATCTTGGCCGCGTAGCCCATGCGGCTTAGCTCTTCGGCGGTGACGCCAGCGCGCTCGGCAATCTCGCCGAGGCGGTCGGCCTGCTGCACGGCGTTGCGAAACGCGGCGCCGATAGCCACACCGCCCAGTACACCGACGATGCCGTCACGCAGAGAAGCGCCGATGGCGCGGCCGGTTTTCTCGGCCTGCTGCTGCATGCGCCGCGTTTCACGGTCGAACTCGCGAGAGGCGCGCTTCACATCGGTGACGAAAGAGCCAGTGAGCGCCTCCATCACAATTGAAATCTTCATCGGCGCTTGGCTCCGAATGCCTCGAGGATCGAGCGGTCGACGTCATCATAACGCGCCGAGTCAAAGCGTGGAAGTGGCTTCCACTCCGGGTTGAGATATGGCAAGAAATCGCGGAGCCCGAACTCCGGATCGGAGCGGCCACGATGGGAGTTCGCGTACATTTCCGAGAGCCGCGCGATGGCGATTTCGACGCGTTCGCCCGGGGCGGGCTGACGCGACAGGTACGTTTCGACGAGATCCAGCTCCCATGCCGGCCAGCGCAGGACCTCGGACGGCCGCACCTGGAATAGAACCGCAATCCTGCAGACGCGCTGCAGGAGAGCCGAATCCTTTAAGCCTTTCCCGGGTCCAAGTCGCGGTTGACCTCGTCCGCAATCTCGTACAACGCGTTGAGCTTGACCGCGTCGAGCTTGCGCACTTCTTCCGTGCTCTTGAAAACGGCGGTACCGTCCTCGCGACAGACGCTGTACATCACGAGCAGGTGCTTCTGCGTCTCGTTCAACTCGAGGTCGATTTCGGTGCGCATGGTGGTCTGCGCGCCTTCCTTGTTCATGGCGTACTTCTGGCCTTTGAACAAGCGTTGGCGCTCGCCGGCCGTCACACGCCGGAAGTGCACGGTGCCCTTGACGACTCCGGCCGGACCCGCGAATTTGACTTCGCGGGCAACCGGCGCGTCGTTCTGGATCAGCTGATCGATGAAGTCCACGCGATCAGTCCTGAGTCGCGGCCGGGAAGTCCCAGCGGATCTCACCCGAACGCTGCACGGTCAGCGTGCCGCGCACGATCTCGTTCAACGCGAGGTCGAACGTGAAATCGGCGAGGTAGCCGAGGAACTCGAGCGCGGTCGGGCCCGGGCTGACGAGGCGGCCGTCGCTGTCGAACGTGGTCGGGCCGGCGCCCGTGTAGTCCGACAGGGCGACGAGCCACGAGACGGTATCGCCCGAATCCTTGAGGGCGACGAGCGCCTGATGCGCCGCGCTGTTCGGGATGAAGTTCACCGGAATCGTGACCTGCCCGGGGTTCGGGAGGCCCTGCTTGTACTCGCGCTCCATGCTCGACAGGCAGGTGATGTCGATCTGGTCGGCAGCGCCGCCGAGGCCCTGGACAGCGGTCGGGCACGCGACCTGCAGGATCTCCGACGAGTTGTTGACGTTCCCGAAGAAGATTCGGGTGCCCTTGGTTTCCACAGTGTTGGCGGTCATGGCGAGACTCGTCAGAGAGACAGGGTTGGAGGCTCTATTTTAACACATCACGGGCGATGTACGTACAAGGTGAACTCGAGCCCGATCCGGTAGCGTTGCGTGTCGAAGTCGCGCTCGTTGACGGCGTAGCGGGTCAAGTGCCCGTGAGGCTCCATCGCTGTGCGCACCGCTTCCGCGAGCGTTTCAATCCCGGTGTCGCCCGAGCCGTCGTTGTCCGACCAGCAATCGACCTGTATTTCGAAGCGGTCCACTCGCGGCGTGGAGGTCAGTTCGTTTTCCGGGTTGCCCGACACGACGAACCAAGTCACATATGGAGCCTGGACCTTCTGCGGCGCGGCGCCATGGCGATAGATGCGCGTACCGACCAGCGAGGCTACGCCGGAATCGTCCTTCAAGATGGCGAATACGCGCGGCAGCATTAGGGCTTCACTCGATTTTTGCGGGCTAGCCGCTTTTGCACAAGGGCAATTCGGCGCTTGACTTCGGATTCAAACAGCTGTACCGCGCGCTGGTTGTTCTCGTTGAACGCGGGCCGCATAAATGGCATCGGCTCGCGGGTTTCAGTCCCGTACTCGAGGAGACGCGCAACCTGCGGAGTGACGACCGGCTTTGGCGAGCCCTGCCCGCGCGGCTGCGTCTCGACGTCCTTTGGCTGGTAGCGCTTGCGACGGACATACACGCGCTGGCCTTCGCCGTTCTGCCCGCGGATTCGGTAGCTGCCTTGGCGGATGTTCTGCAACAGGAAGCCGGTTGACTCGTTCTGGCCGTTCTTGTTCGGTCGGCGGATAATTTCACGCAAGTTTTCTTGAACGGCTGCCAGCATTGGCCGCAGAGCAACCCGGAGCGCTTGCCGCACCGGGCCACCAGCCTTACTCACGATTTCAGGCGGCAGCTCCTGGAGCGTCTGCAAGACGCCCGCAAGGCCCTCGACGCGGAACGGCTCACGAGCCATCGGTAACACCCTCGCGCAGCCGAAGCCGCGTTTCGCGTCGGCCGGTGGCGTCGTAGTCGACGGAAAGAATATCGAAGTTTCGACCTTCCCACACGACGCGCCACGCGGGGTCGACGTACCCGAACCAGCGGCAGTTCACACGCGCGCTCGCTTCGGCCTGCTTGGCATCAGCCGCGTTGAATTCACGCCCGGGGCCGGTGAGGAACTCAGCCGGCACAGAGTCGAGCGGGGTGTCGGAATTGAGGTCGACCGTTTCCCACGTGTACGAAACCGCGCCAGTCTCGGAGTCCTGCTCTTCGACCTTCTGCTGGAATTCGACGCGGTGACGGTAGCGCTGCGCTTCGCTCACACTCCGAGCCCTCGACGGTACGGCATCAGGATGGTTTCAGCGGAGGCCCGCATCCGCGCGGCGTCTTCCGGCTTCGAGGTTTCGTAACCACGCTGCACGAGGTAGAAGATCGCGAGCTTCACCGAGGGGGCGACGGGGTCTTCGCTGCTCGGAACTTCCTCGGAGTAAGGGCCTTCGCTGC